CATAGTGAGCGACCTACAGGTTCCCTTCCACGATAGACACGCAGTTAAGAATCTAGCCAGCTTTATCAGTAAGTTCAAGCCGCACGAAGTAGTGACGATCGGCGACGAGATTGATTTCAATACCATTAGTAAGTGGTCAGAAGGGACGCCAGAGGCTTATGAGCAGACTCTTGGAGATGATCGCGATGAAGCTGTTCAAGTCCTTTACGACTTACAGGTCACGCAGACCATAAGGTCAAACCATACTGACCGCCTTTACAATCAGATCATGAGGAAGATTCCCTCATTCCTATCTTTGCCTGAGTTACGATTCGAGAAGTTTATGAGATTCGATGAGCTCGGGATCATTTTCCATAAGAAGCCATATAACATCGCACCTAACTGGATTGCAGTCCATGGCGACCATACCCCTATTAAGTCACAGGGGGGTCTGTCAGCCCTTGAGGCGGCTCGTAGGCACGGTAAAAGCGTCATCTCGGGTCATACTCACAGGGCAGGACGATCGAGCTTCTCAGAGGCCTCTGGAGGCCGTATAGGCCGTGTCTTGCATGGCGTAGAAGTAGGCAATCTTATGGACTTTGCTAAGGCAAGCTACACGAAAGGATCGGCTAACTGGCAACAGGCATTTGCGATCATGTATGTAGATGGCAAGAACGTCCAAGTCGATCTTATCTACATTGAGAAGGACGGGACATTCGTAGTTTCTGGCAAGCGGTATGGACGACCTAGATAACGACTTAGCGCGGTCGATCGATGACCACATAGACGATGCAGAATCGTTACCATTTCGTTATCTAAATATCCTTGGCCTAGGTTAAACATCTGTCATGCTTATCTCATCGGCGAAGGGCGTCGATAAGAAAGGGCAATTATGTTTGATCCATCTCTAGGCGATGCAGTTGTAATGATCCTGCTATCTGCCATATATTTCCACTTAGGCCGAATGGTCGGCATCCGCGTTGGTTATCTCAAAGGTCGCAAAGCTGTGAGAGAGTACTACGCATCTAAGGAAAGGGTAAAAGTGTGAAAGCAAGTGATTTCCTCAACGAAGCAAAGGCAACTATTCAAGATCGTGGAATGGAGTACGGACACCCGTCAGACAATATGTCCAGAACAGCATGCCTATGGTCTGCATTCCTCCAAATGCCTGTTACTGACTATCAAGTGGCATCATGCATGGCACTGGTCAAGCTCGCACGAAGTATGGAGTCTGCGAAAGTCGATACATACATCGACGCTGCGGCCTATCTTGCAATAGCAGGGCAACTACACACAGAGGAGAATGAACTCTATGTTTAATTTATCGGAATACACCACTGTAAGCGAACGAATTAAATTGTTTCGAGAGATGTATCCGATGGGCAGAATCATCACGACTCTGATCTCTGAAGATCCAAGTCGAGTAGTGTTTAAGGCAGAGTTCTACCGTGATGATGAAGATCAACGTCCTTTCTCGACAGGCTACGCGAGAGAGATTACAGCTGATCGCGGAGTAAACAAGGATTTTGCGCTTGAGAACTGCGAAACGTCCGCAATCGGAATTGCCGCTAAGAATGCGAACATAGGCACAGAGAAGAATGCGATTAGCCGAGAGGAAGCTGAAAAGGTGAATCGAGTCAAGGCGAAAGATGCAACCATTCAGGATGTGAAAGCGAAGATGGCACAAACATCTGGCGAATACATTCCAGTAGTAAAGGAAGATGATCCATGGACAATCAAGGCATCGACTATGCCACCCACAATGGCGGAAGCTGTTGCGACGGTGAAAGAAACTATTGGAGGCCAGACAGAGAAGGATATTCCAGTCTGTTCGCATGGCGAGATGGTATGGAAAACAGGCACTAGCAAAGTTGGTAAGCCATGGGGACATTTCAAGTGTCTTTATGCAGTAACGGGCGAGATGACTAGATGCCAATCACCTAATGACGTCATTTGGTATGAGATCAACAAAGAAACCGGCGCATGGCAAAGGCAGGTAAGACTCTGATGGGACGCTTACAGTTTAAGAATCAAGATGATGAGTGGGAGTCATTTCCAACAGATGAGGAGATTCAACGATCTAAGGAAGTCCAAGCAATCTTAGAAGAATTTACCATGATGACCAGATGTTGCTTATGCAATGAGTCTATACCAGTGTCAGAGATCAAGGTAAACCTAATGAATAAAGCGTGGTCATGCAGAAAGTGTCACGCGGTCAATGGCCTCACAAAGCCGTAAATACAGAGGATTCTCGACTGAACGCGTAGTCGCCAAGTACCTTTCGGGTTGGTGGCCACATGCGGATATCGGTCGAGGGGCTGGAAAAGATATAACACATGTCCCGTTCGACATGGAAGTTAAGGCTAGATCGGCGTTCCAGCCAAAGGCATGGATCGATCAGGTCACTAAGAGAACAGACAAGTCCCATGACTTGCCTCTCGTGGTGTGTCGCTTAAATGGTCAAGGAGAAGGTCGTCCTCAGGACTATCTGGCCTTTATGCGATTAGGTGATCTGGTCGGTCTATTGCTTCGCGCAGGTTACGGGGATTTACAGGGTGATCGAGATACACTAGAGCCATTGAGATGCAATATGTGCGGAGCATGGAGCTTCACCGAAACTTGCAGAATGTGTCAGAGTGATCCAGATGCCAACCTATGAATTCGAGTGTGACAATGAGCTCTGCGAAAGTAATGCACGAATCGAGGAATGGCTAAGTATCAATGAGCCGCATGATCTGGAATGCCCATTCTGCCATTCACCTATGCATAAGGTCTATAGCTCTATAGGGGTATCGTTCAAGGGCTCTGGCTTCTACAGTACGGATCACAGATGAAGATACTGAACCTATATGCAGGGATAGGTGGCAATCGCAAGCTATGGGGTAATGATCATGAGATCACAGCCGTGGAGTTTGACCCTAGAGTTGCAACTGTCTATGCAGACCTATTTCCTCAAGATCAGGTAATTGTGAATGACGCTCATCAATACTTACTTGATCACTTCAATGAGTATGACTTCATTTGGTCAAGCCCACCATGTCCTAGCCATAGCCAGATGCGTAAGAATATGAGTGTTGGAATCATGGGTTCAAAGCCCCTATATCCTGATATGAAGCTCTATGAAGAGATTCTATTACTTAAGCATTACTTCAAAGGCTATTGGGTAGTAGAAAACGTCAAGCCATACTATGAATACCTAATTCAACCTACCTTCACACTAGGCCGACATCCTTACTGGTCTAACTTCATGGTCAAGCCTAAAGCCTATGAAGCCGATGGTATCAAGCATGTAGGAGCTGCAAAGAAGATTGCAGATAGATTTGGATATGACTTAGATGCCTATGATCTACCGGATAAGAGAAAGGCTCTACGCAATGCAGTTAATCCAGAAATGGGACTCTACATTTTGCAACACGCCTCTGAACAGGACTTATACAAACATGCTTGACAGCCATGGTACTCTCAGCGCTAGAGCCCGTCAGGGGCTCAACGCGAGCCCGATAGGGCTAGCTCGCGTGGTAGCACTCGCTATTGGGATATCTCTATCTGTAGCAATGCCCCTAGATGCACAGGCGTCAGAGAAGCAAATAAGATGGGCTAAACAATTAGCTAAAGAGCAGCTCACTGATAAGCAAGAGATATGTCATCATGAGATTGTCTATAGAGAATCAAGATGGAACTATAAGGCAGTAGGTAATAAGTCAGGTACTAAGCAGGTATATGGGCTATATCAGATGAAGACTGAGAGTCTAAAGAGAAGCTCAGCGATCACACAGTTTTGGATGTACTATCACTATGTAGGACGTCGTTATGGATGGACTGAGTATGAAGATCCTAACTACTGTGGTGCATTGCATCATCTAAAGACTAAGGGATGGCAATGAGTACTAAGCGTGGTGATCCTCGTGGTACGAGAGCATACAAGGCTCGACGCTTAGAGATACTGCAACGTGATCAATGGTCATGCTTCTATTGCCAACAGCCTGCTACCACAGTAGATCACATCATCCCTATAGTTAAAGGCGGTGATCCTATTGCATACGATAACCTAGTCAGCTGTTGTGCAAGATGTAACAGTCGCAAAGGAAGTAGATCAGAGGGCGTTTTTTTAGCACAACAGGCCAC